TATAGACGGGGTACTCTCTCAGCGTAGGCAAGTGGTATGTCGTTCCGTTTGGGACGGAATTTTCGGGTGTTCGATTCACCCCGCTGAGACCAAATTACGTAAGCGGATACTTGGTTGCAAACAAGTCCGTAAAGTCGTCGAATGTGGTAACATCCTCTCCTGGCACTATCCCAGTGATGCGGTTATCCAGAACGGCGCAAACTGAAGAATTGAGTCACATCCGTAAGGCCCTGACTCCAATTCTTCAAACACTCTTGTTTATGTGGCGGTCGAGACATCCCCGCGTTAAAAACTGAAATCTCGATGTCCCGAGCTGCAGCGTTAGGGAAGAGTGTTTGAAGAATTGAACTAACTCTGAGGAACATATTATGAATGTTGTCAAAATTACAACCACTCGCGATGTCTGTTGTGATCAAAACCAATTCATTGGTTCACATGAATTCTGCTATGGCCCATGTGATGCTGGTGATGGTTGGATTGCTAAATGCGCTGTTTGTCAAAAAGAGTGGGAAATCGATAGCAGTTGTATTACCTCCGTCGTTAAGTCTTGGCGTGAAATTGAAGTTAACACAAACAAAATTTCGCGTGACTTGACCATTGGCGATTTGGTTCACATTTTAAGCAGATTTGATTTCCATACTCCAATCGATAGCATTCAATTGAAAAGTTCATCCAATCTTGTATTTGCTTCATCTGACGGAGATGGCGTAAATATACATGATTAATTGCCGGTTTAGCTCATCTGGTAGAGCACAGCCTTTGTAACGCTGGGGTGGTCCGTTCGAGTCGGACAATCGGCACCAAATTTTAAATGAGGAAAATATTATGTTGTTTGCTTATCAAGTTATTGCTATTATCTTCTTTATTTGCTCTTTCTTGGGTGATTATAAGCGATATTCAGATTCTCCTTCCGAAATTGCGGGTAATTTGATTGGCTCTGCTTTTGCAGGTGGTTTGTGGCCATTGACGGTACTTATCCATATTTTTTTGCATCGTAAACCGCAATCGCTAAATAAATACAAAGGAACGGACTTCTTCGGACCCGTTCGTTAAGTAAAAGGGAAGACCATCTGGATATGACGAGGGCGTCGGTCTGTATCATATCTTGCTGGCCCTTGGCCTCCGACGAGGTTTTGTCTGGAAATGGTGCGCCCAGATCGTTTCAATATGACATTGGTGTTAGCGGTAGCATGCCGGTCTCCAAAACCGTGCGGCCAGGGTTCGAATCCTTGATGTCATGCATTCATACGGGATAAATTTGCTTTGCCCCAGGATATTGCAGCATGTATTGCACTATATACAAAACAACAAACATGGTTAATGGCAAAGAGTACATCGGTAAGCATAAAACGACAAATCTAGATGATAATTACCTTGGCTCTGGCAAACTGTTAAAACGTGCGATATCTAAGTATGGTCCAACTAATTTCAAACGTGAAATATTGCACATATATGACAATGAACTTGAAATGAACTTGGCCGAATCTCGACTCGTTGACTCTGAGTATGTCAAAAATCCTAGAACGTACAATATGAAATTGGGTGGCGAGGGCGGATTCGACTACATTAACAAGCATAGTACTGTTGTCGAATGTAACAGGCGCAAAGGCAGAATAGCGCAGGTTTTGAAGTTCCAAGAATTAATGAAAGACCCAACATACAAAGCAAAACATATAGAAAAATTAAAACTTGGGCATGCGAAATCGACTAAGCAGCGTATCGTAGATATGGCAGGCGATAAAAATCCAATGTACGGTAAAACGCATGGAGCCGAAGCTAGAGCTAAGTTGAGTTTGGCTAACTCTGGTTCTGGAAATTCAATGTATGGAAAGAAATGGATTTATTCGGTGACTGAAAAGATGTCTATTCGTGTCGACGAACATGAATTAGAAAATTATCTACGCCTTGGGTGGTGCCGTGGAAGAAAAATGAAGTTCTGATTTAATCAGAACTTTTAAAGCATATTGTTTCAAACTTCCCAATGAGTGATATTATTAACTCATACCAAAACAGAGTTTAGAGCGGAGCCATAGTTTATTTGGTTAAAATAGTCCCCTGTCACGGGTCAGCATCGAGTTCGATCCTTGGTGGCTCCGCTCTAAATTTTGATGCGATGTAGAGGAGAGGTCGTCCTCGTCGGGCTCATATCCCGAAAATCAGCGGTTCGAATCCGTTCATCGCCTCCAACTTCAATCGCTTGTTGAACGTGGGAAAATAGCAAAATCTGGGAAAGGGTCGCGAACCGGAACCTTAAAGTAGCTTTCTAAGTACTTGTTGTCTGGCAGTTCACACATACGTATATTTGTGATGGGTTCGAGACCCTAACAAGCGCCCGAATAACACCGCTGGTGACCAATCAAATGATCGTTATCGGCTTTTTCATCTAACGGCCCTGTAGCTAGACGGTTCAAGCAGGCGGTTCATAACCGCTCGTAGTAGGTTCGATTCCTACCAGGGTCACCAATTTGGGTTCTTCGTTTAACGGGAAGACCGTAGGTTGCTTTGCATCCTGATGATGCTGTTTCGATACCAGCAGAACCCACCAATTTGAGGAAAATACTATGGACATCGGATCCGGCGCGCCTTGGCCATCGTGTGCATTGAGTAATTTTGCTCCGCATGAATTCGTTATCGATGGGATTAGATGTTCCTCAATGGAAGGATTCCTTCAGTCTCTCAAATTCAAATCGCCTGAAATGCAAGAATACGTTTGCACTTTGGTTGGTAAAGCCGCCAAATTTAAAGGCAAAAAGAAAAACTGGTGGAGAGATCAAACTCTGTACTGGAAAGGTAAACCGATGCGGCGGCAAAGCGATGCTTATTCTGATTTAATCTGCCGAGCATATGACGAAATTGCGAAGAATTCCGGATTTCAACGGGCAATCCTAGCCACCCGGAATTCTTCGTTAACTCATTTAATGGGTAAAAGCAAAAAGAATGAAACAGTGTTAACTGAACAAGAATTTTGTTCAAATCTGTATCGTATCCGAGATAAACTTCAAGCCGCTTAATTGCGGCTTTTTAGTCAAATGGTCTCTTAGCTCAGTCGGATAGAGCAGCGGCCTTCTAAGCCGCGGGTCATTGGTTCGAATCCAATAGGGACTGCCAAAATTAAAGGTGATGTCATGGCAATGATGCATGAAAAATCTCATGCTCGAGAGGGAAGGGGCAGTGGAAATGCCCGAAGCGAGAATTGGTATAATTCTCCATTGTGGAAAAACACTGGCCCAAATAAAAAACCCGGAGTAGTAAAAGAACAAATTCCAGAAGATCAATTAACTGATGAACAGAAGCTTCGCAGGCGTCAACAGGAATTGCTCAGATCAATTTATTAAGGTAATTAATATGTCTCATTTACAACGTATGAAAGATGAGCTGAGTGAATTGGGTGAACGATTGAACAAGCTCAACGATTTCATTAACATGTCTGATATTTACAAGACTCTTGATCCTGACGAGAAGTTTCTCATGGAACAGCAGTATATCGCGATGGACAGATATTACGATATGCTAAAACGGCGAATTAAACGCCAATCATAATTAGGGCTCCTTCGGGAGCCCTTTTCGTATTCTCTCGACGAGGTTTCGATATGAACAAATATTTCGATTATAACTCTTTCTTTGTAAATGCAATGCGTGTTGTTTCGATCAATTACCCACCAGGATGCGAGATGGAGGTATTGCAAGATCGATCAGATTTTTTAAAATCGAATAGAACAATATCTATAAATGTTGGTCGGCAAACTGGTAAAACAACTTCATTTATCAGGCTTGGTAACGAATTAAGCAATCATGCCAAAGTCGCAATGATAGTCATGAACACCGAAAATAAGAAAATGACCAAAAGTATGGGAGCTAAATTCGATATTCTGACTTTTGGTGATATTAAGAGACAATTGCAGATTCTAGATTTAGAAAAAATCCAATATATCATAATTGACGAGAGCGAATTTATTCTCTTTGATGAGAACAGGGCGCATGATTTTTACAAATGGGCAAAATTAGTAAATGCCGAATTTATCCTAAAAACTTGATGCAGCCTGTTAAATTGTTCAAGCTTGATGTTATTATTGCCATATCAAATAAACACATGTTACAAGGATTAAAAATGTCTAAAGCTACTCATACTATCGATTTCGGTTTTGGTAAAATCGTTGCACAGAAATCTGGCCATTATTTCAATGTCATTGAGAGTCATGACCCAATGATTCCCGCAAATACCAAATTTCCAGTGAATGATACTTTGACCCTGGAAGCAAAAGTAATCGAATTGGAATAAGCGACAAAGTCGCTTATTTTTCACTATGTTAAAAGATATAATGACTAAGCACTTCAATCGCGATAGTGCAGATGACCCAATCAAAGTTATTAAAACATCAGGCGTAATTTATACGGCCAGTTTGATGCATAAATTATCTTACGATCAACTACCTGGAGGAGCGCTGATCGTAGCAGACAGAGATATTGTGCATGACATATGGCATGCTTGCGATAAACCGAAAATGTTAGATACTTTGTCATTTTGCAATGATAAAATGCATTTTGAACTTTTGCATAGGCCTCCAGTAATCATATTTGTAACTTCTGCCAATGTAGAGAGCATACGCACTGCTTTATTTTCAAAGACTGGGTTTTCAAAATCTACTGAATTTACAGCATATTATCTCGAACAACGCGACGGTTATGTCCAAAAAATTGAGAAATCTTATAGGATTTTAAATGTACGAACTTTATAAAACCCTTCCAATGTATCAAAGCCAAGAAGGTTGGATTATCAAATACCCCGAGTTTGGTAAACTTGCCGATGAACAAATGCATGCATTTTGGCCGTGGGACGAGCCTGTAGTTGACAATGATGCTCAAGATCTGCGCACAAAATTGACACCTGGCGAGTTGAATGGTATTACAACTGTTCTTAAACTGTTTACAATTTACGAGCGCAAAGTTGGTGAAGATTATTGGTCAGCACGAATCGCTCGAACATTCGGTCGCCCTGAAATTAACCGCATGGCAACCCTATTTTCTGCCGTTGAAGGCAATTCGCATGCTCCCTTCTACAATAAAGTCAATGAGGTTCTATATCTTGATGATGAAGCTTTTTACACATCTTGGAAAGAAAGCGAGGAACTATCTCGCCGTATTCAATTTGTTGGTAAATCAGTCAATGACCCCGATGACGCCAAATCTTTTGCAGCTTTCACATTTATTGAAGGTGCCGTTCTTTATTCCAGCTTCGCTTTCCTCAAGCACTTCCAAGCTCAGGAATGCGGAAAAGATCTGATGCGCAACATCTGTCGTGGCGTTGACCTCTCTGTAGCAGATGAACATCACCACTCAATTGGTGGCGCCATGTTGTTCCAAACTCTGTGTCGCGAAATGATGGAAAAGTACAAGGTAGATGTTCGCACCAACCTGAAAGATGATATTATTTCCATGGCCCATCAAGTTTATGACCATGAATCTGGCATCATCGATCTAGTGTTTGCTGAACCCATTGACGGTATTACCGCTGATGAGTTGCGTATTTTCGTGAAATCTCGTATCAATCTGTGCCTTGAAAATCTCAGTTATGACCCTATTTTTGATATAGTTAGCAATCCGATCGCTGATTGGTTCTATCGCACTATCAACGCTAAGAAGTTCCATGACTTCTTTACGGGCAGCGGCTCCGAATACAACATTAATTGGGATCGCGCTGGTTTCTCTTCCTGCTGGACCCAATAATAATTCCATTGCCCTGGAAACAGGGCAAATCAATTTCAAGGTGTAAAATGTCTAAAGTATCTAAATTCGAATCTCTATCTGCAGAACGTAAACATTTGCAATCCATTGGCGAAGTTCCCAGTTGGTTTACAACTCAGGGGCTGGCCATGTTCCTGAAAAATTATCAATATAAAGGAGAAACCGTTCGTGGTGCATTCCGGCGAGTCGCTTCAACACTTGCAAAGCATGATGTCCGGCCAGAAGCTGAAGAGCGCTATTTCGACCTTCTCTGGTCCGGTAAGCTGGCGATGGCTACCCCAGTTTTCTGTAACACCGGCACAGATCGTGGAATGCCTGTTTCCTGCGCAGGCAGCTACGTTGGGGACAGTGTCCTTGACTTCTACGAAGGCCAAACAGAAGTCGCAATGCTCGCTAAAAACGGTTTCGGAACTGCATCATATCTTGGAGACATCCGGCCTCGTGGATCCGATATCTCGACCAGCCACAACAAAGCAGACGGACTCGTTCCTGTATTTGACAACTTCGTTAACACCAAAACAAAGGTTGCAGCTGCTGGCCGACGCGGTGAATGGGCCGGTTACGTTGACTTCTCGCATGGTGATTTCTGGGAACTTCAGGGGTATGTGCTGAAAAACCCGGCTTCTGCGCATGTTGGTTGGGTATTTGAGAAAGAAGATTACGAAAAGCTTCTGGCTCGCGATCCTGAATATATGGCACGCTGGAATGAACTGCTCTATATGCGCGCCCGCACTGGTAAGGGTTATATGTGGAAGAACTGGATCGCTAACGACCTGGCTCCACAAGCAATCAAAAATTCAGGTATCCGTATTCGTTCAAGCCAGCTGTGCACCGAAATCGCATTGCCATCTGACGATATGCATACTTTTACCTGTATCCTGAGCTCATTGAATTTGGCTCGTTGGGATGAAATTAGTGCTGAAGATATCAAATGGGCTGTTCGTTTCCTTGATTCGGTATGCTCAGAATTCTTGGAAAAAGCGAAAAAACTCCCGTATGACACTCTTCATAAAGCTATCAGATTTACCGAAAAAGCACGTGCGCTCGGTCTTGGTACTTTGGGTTTCCATACCTATCTCCAAATGAATGATACCGCGTTCGAATCCGGCGCCGCTCACATTCTGAACAATAGCATTTATTCGCAAATCAAGGTTTATGCAGAAGCTGCTTCTCGGGAATTAGCAGAAGAGCATGGTGAACCAGAATGGTGTGTTGGAACAGGTATGCGTAATGCTACTTTGATCACTATTGCTCCAAATATGAGTTCTGCTCTATTGGCTGGCGGTGTATCTCAAGGTGTTGAGCCTCTCGTATGCAACAGTTTCATCCAACAATCAAATGCTGGCGATTTTGTTCGCTCGAACCCGGTATTGGCTAAAGTATTGTCCGACCGTCTTTCTGATAAAGAAATCAAAGACCTCATGGAAAATATTGCCACCTATCACAATGGTTCTGTTCAACATCTGGATATTTTGACAGACCATGAGAAAATGGTGTTCAAAACAGCTTATGAGATTGACCAGCATGCAATCATACGTCTTGCTTCAGCTCGTCAACGGCACATTGACCAAGCGCAATCAATTAATTTGTTCTTCGCTGCTGATGAAAAAGAATCAGTCGTTGCGTCCGTTCATAGAGCGTTTATGGATGACCCTCGCCTGAAATCTCTGTACTATCTGCGTTCTGAGCGCGGTGTTAAGGCTTCAACTGGTGAGGCGGAGTGTTTAGCATGCCAGGGCTAACTGCAAGGGGCGAAAGCCCCTTTTATAGAACATATGTGACAAAATTTGAAACATCATCAGGTGAGAAAATTTATTGTGGTATGCATAAAAGTACGCATATTAATCCTCTATCGGACCCCTATTGTGGGTCTGGACTAATTTTAAGAAATGCCATATCAAAATACGGTGTTTCTTGCATAAAATCGGTTGAATGGTTTGAACATTCAACCGAAGAAGAGATGATTGAAGCGGAAATTTTGTTAATTTCAAGTATGGTTGATAACCCGAATTGTACTAATATCGCATACGGTGGTTTTGGTGGAAATGCTTTACGGTATGCTTCCGATGAGAGAAAAGAAGCATTTCGTGAAACATCACGTCAGAAAATGATTAAGCGATATAAAGACAGTGATGAAATTAAAAAGCACAGCAACCGTATGCGAGTTGCATGCAATCGACCGGAAGAACGACAAAAACGAGTTGAGCGACATGCTGAACTTTATAGCCGTCCTGGTTATTCCGAGCGTATGTCGGCAATACAAAAAGAAACACAAAGCCGCCCTGACGTCAAGGCCAAAAATGCCGAAGGTGTAAGAGCGGCGAGAAAGGCAATAAAATTCTTAAAACAAATTAATATATCGGACGTAATAACTATTATAGATGGGCGATTTGTTGATAAATTCAAACTCGCAGATGAGTTGTCAACAAAATATGATATCAAAATAAAACCCAAATATTTTGAGAATTATCGACCTGATATTAATTCATTGTTAGGATAAATGTGGCTCTACTAATTTTATGCGCAATTTTTGTCTATGTCAATCCGCTTTTTGGATTTGGGTATATAATTGACGTATTACTTTCAACTGTGATTTCTTTCTTTGTTTTGGAAGGAATTACTGCAATAGCTTATTATACAGGAAAAATAAATGATTTATCTTTTCGGCGCTGACTGGTGTGCAAACTGCAAACTCGTAAAACCTATGCTTGCCAATGTTGACTATAAATATATTGATGTCGATTCTGATGAAGGCATAGCTCTAACAGCAAAATACACAATTCGAGGTTTGCCTACAATGATTAATGTAGAAACAACCGATCGTTTTACGGGAGTTCCGAAAAACGTTGTGGAATTGAAGCAAAAAATGGGAATTTAACAATGGGCTCTTCGGAGCCCATTTTCATTTTATGGTGTACATCGCGAAAAATCCATGTTAGAATAAGTTTGAATCAATAACATATGGAGTATTATCATGAATCGCTACAAACTTCGGAGAATCCTCGAAGCAGAGTTTAAAGAAATCAACAGAAAAATCGAAGAAGCTCGGTTGGCTTCCGGTCATGGCCACCGTTTTCATCTGGAATACACCTATCATTTCATAGATGACCTTTTGCTTCGCAATATCAATGTCGATGATACGCTGAGCTTGATCAAAGGCTTGAAGGAAAAAATACATGAAGTTGACGCATACATGTCTCTTCCGTATCCTCCACATCTTGACGAAAAACGGGTCGAAGGTGTAGAATATCGGCCAATTCGCTTAGAAATCACTAATGGATCACTTTGGATTGGAATTACTCCTTCCAAAATTCCGCCATCATCAGAATACAGTTCTTCTTTGACATGCCGAATGGCAATAGTCAATTCGCGACGTTTAACTTCAAACGTAACTACGAAAGTAATTAAAATGGAGGGGTTATGAGGCTATTGATGATTCTCATGATCGTATTTGCCACACATGTTTACGCCGGTCCGTCGGTAACAGATTTTACGGACACTCAAAAGTACAATTTGTCGTATGCTTACAACTATGGAAAAGCTTATGACTTGACGGGAGAATTGCGAGATGTCAATAATCCGAATTTCTGGAACGATCGTCATCTTGGCACATTATTCGCTGCTATCGCATGGGAAGAATCCTCAGCTGGAATAAACACTGGTAGAAATAAAAAGGGTCATCACGCGTATGGGATGTTTCAAAATCTTTACACAACGGTTACATCTAAACTCGACAATAGAGGAATTCCGTACAGACATTGGTATCTGAAAAGGGATTTGGAGCGTAAAAGTTCTTCTGCCGAATGGGCTATGGATGAACTCTCATACTGGCTCAAGGTTCGAAAAGGTAACATTCGAATTGCTCTGGCTTCATACAACGCAGGTTGGAATTACCATGCTGGTTTGAGATATGCCGATCGTGTTTTGGCAAAAAATCAAAAGCTTAAACGAATGGACTTTATTCACAAATAAATGTTTACATTTTTGAGGTTATGGGATACTATAACCTCAGTTAAACAAACCAATCAAATGTGGAGTAAGTTATGGAATTCATCATCAATAAGTTCGGTATCGCGTTTATTGTGGCTGTTGAAGTTGATCGTGCTAAATTGGAAGGTTGCCGATTTTTCAATTCACTTTACGATATGAACGTAGCTATGCCAGAAGAATCTATTGGATACGAGTTTTTGATTACTCACGATTCCCACGATTCCCAAATTATGATTCACACCGATTCCCGAATTATGATTCACACCGATTTTAATTCGTCTGAAGTCCGCATAGAAACCGAAAGATTCATTCGGGAATACTGGTTGTGAGGTAAAATGCACCAATATCATCTTTTTGTTATTGCTGGGCGTCCATACGTGGACGCCGTAGATACAGAATTCAGTCGTATCCATTACACCAATGGAAATACGTTTGGTTTTGACATTCTCTGGGATTCTGAAATGGAAATGACAGTTTATAGCTTGACTCATTCAAGTGGCGTCGGCTTCCAGAGCTATGATTTCAATAATGTTCTCGCATACGAGGGTGAAATATGAAAAAGTCAATAGCAGTTGTTTTAGCACTATCAATTTATGGCTGCGGCGCAGCCGCTCCTGCGGTAGCAAACATGAGCGAAATGTTCTGGTTTCCTGAAAAATCTGGAGTAATCAAAGAATTCACCGATGAAAATGGCACGTATGAATCTGCTCTGTCAGTTTCATGCGATATGCAATACGCACAGAAACGTGACGATTGCCTTGGGATTATTTTCAATAGTGATTATTGGATAATTGACTCTGCACGATCTGACGACAGTATTTTGTCTGGGTCTGAGCGAGTTATGATTAGCTTCGATGGGGTTGTTCAAAACGTTGACTACGTTCGGACTGGTTCTGCTATCGTTATTTGGCGTAAAGATAATCCCGATTTCAACCCGATGGGCAAAGTTATGTCAATTACTACACCTTACGGCAAAGGAGAGTTCACATTATGATCGTTAACACAGTCAAAGGTAATGCAATCAGTCTGTTTCTGAACGGCGAATATGACATGTTTGCGCATGGTTGTAACATTTTTAACCGAATGGGTTCTGGCATTGCTAAAGAAGTTCGTGAACGCCTCCCTGAGCTTTGGGAACTCGATCAAAAGACAGTTGAAGGTGATCGTTCCAAGCTTGGAACGATCTCGGCCACAAGTTACCCCTATGCTGGCCTTGCCTTCAACTTCTATACTCAGGCGACTTACTGGGACCCTAGC